AGAATTAGAAGCATTATTTCAGTATATACAAAATCGCAAAATATTATTAGTACCGATACTAGCAGATTCACAATGCCATGCATCAGTCAATAATATATCTTGCATCTATGTGTATACTGAAGATCAAGTAGAACGAATTGTTCCGATCCAACATACTGAACAGATTACCGGGTTTTCCGAAGAGCTACAACAATTTTTAGACCTAACGGATATCTTTGTATATGATAAAAAACAATGGCTGCAGATGGGTGGAAACGCAGCCGTATGGGATGTAAAAACATTATGGTGGTATACTTATAATGAATCATATGATGAAACTCATTATTACACCCCAGCTCATCAATTTTATTGGAGACGACATACTGCATTAGCTAATGTTAACACTTTGATACCATTAATGCAGCATCTAGCAATGTGTCAGAAGATTAGAAAATATGCATGGCCAATGTGTGTTAATTCAAAACTATCTACATCGTATTTGCAGTTTAATTCAACATACCCGGCGGTGTTTGCTGCGATTGAAAAAGTAGGGCTACAAGTAACCGATACATTTAAATTACCAGACCTAGTAAAAGCTAGCAAAGTTTATACAAATTATAATTATCACACAACCACCGGCCGACCGAGTAATGCCTTTCGAGGATTCAATTATGCGGCAATGAACAAAGAAGATGGCACCCGGGAAGCATTTGTAACTAGATTTGAGTCAGGTGCATTGGTTGAGATGGATTTTGATGCATATCATGTTAGATTGATTGCTAGATTGATTGGCTACACATTACCTGCAGGTTCAGTGCATGAATATTTTGGTAAGTTTTATTTTGATGTTACTGAGTTAACTGTTGATCAATATGAACAAAGCAAACAGATAACATTTAGATTATTATACGGCGGAATTGACAAGGAATTTTTAGAAATTCCATTTTTTAAAAAAGTGAATGATTTTATCTACGATTTATGGAGACAATGGAAAGCAAAGAAACATGTAAAAACTCCAATATTGCAAAGAAGAATAACAACCGATTCAGTAAACAATATGACAGCAAACAAACTATTTAATTACTATTTGCAGGCCACTGAAACAGAGGTGTCTGTGCAAAAATTGCAAGCAGTTCAAACTCTGTTGCAAGATTCAGAAACATGTATAATATTGTATACATATGATTCCATACTGTTAGATGTCCCGGCAACCGAAGCAAAAGATATAATACCGAGGATTAAATCAGCAATAGAAACGGGTAACTTTCCGGTGAAAATACAAGTTGGCAATAATTATAATAAAATGAAAACTATTACAATATGAACATAGATTCAATTTTAACTGAGTGGTGTTATCGATTACCAAAGGGATATCCTACTAATTCTAAGGATTACGAGTTATTATACAATGTACTTCTAGAAACAGCGGAAGTAACACCAGAATATGCTCGTCAGATTGTTGACCGGGCTAAAGGCAACGTTAAAGATTATATTAATGAAGGTCTTGACATTGGATCCATAGAAAATCAATTTTTGTCAAAAGCTGTACGAGAAGTTGATAAGGAACAGGAACTAGCAAAATTTTTAAGTTTACTACCAGTTGAAGCTGAGTTACCTACTTTGAAAGTATTGAATAATTTGTCATATGAAGAATCTCAGCAATTTGCAACTTTATTATATTCAGAAACAGCTATCAGTGAAGAGCTTTTAAATACAATTAATTTCAAATCTGGACTCTCTGGTCGATTGTTTGAAATACGCCCGCCTGGACTAGGAAAAGGTGAAGTACTGTTAACAGTTCTAATTCGAGATTCTTTTATACAAGGTGGAAATACTTCATATGATTTAAATGTTAATGGCGAAAAATATGAAGTAAAAGATTATAGTAATCCAAAAAAACCAAATGCATCGATTCGCCTAGGAACAAAAGCAACTGTAACGAGATTTCGATATTGGGATGAAATTACTGCAACGTTTCAACGATTATCACAATTACGAGGCATTGATAGTCCTAAATTTGATTTAGATAAATTATTACCAGAATCATTATTAGATGCAATACGATATCTAGATAGTCGACGCTATGTTATTTTAGCTGGAAATCTTGGAATGAAAGACAAATCTTACCTAGATATGTTTTATCGAGAAGCAAACAAGTTGTCATCCGAAATTAAAGGTTATACTAATGTTATTTTAAGAGGTCCAAATCAGGAACCAATTGAAATGTCAATTGAACCACTTGATGACGCATCCGGTGAATCATTTATAATTCGACCCGTTAGAGATCAAGGTCAAAATTTAACATATGTTAATACAGAATTACGACGATTAAAATATGTACGAGATCCATTCCAATTGGATCGAGACATGGCAGCTGCTGTTGAAACTATTATTGCCGATGTAACATATATAGTATTTCGACCTACTCGAATAAATGTTACACAAGATCTTCGTTATGTTGTATCTGATTCTGGAAAGGTACGTATCATAGAAAAAACTGTTACACCAGACGATACCGAAGTTGGCACCGAAGAAGATAAGGACATGAATTGAAAACCCAATTACTTTGCACATTTGCACATAAATCAGACATAAACATTGTAGCTGAATATATTCAACACAATTATGAAATACCAGAACATCGAATATTTGTATTTTCAAATGCAGAGGTTCCAAACAACCTATATTGCACTTATAATGCAACGGATTTAGGTCGACGAGGTCAAAACACAATAAGCATTCACCGGAAAAAGGAAACTAATACCTTGTATACCGTTAATGCACTTAATGAGATAATACGTTCAGTGAACAATGGGGTACTAGATAAAACATACCAATTGGATTGGGCTAGATACCAAAATTCATTTATACTTACAGATGACTCTGGATATCGAATTATTGATTTAGTATTTTTTAAACGCATTTCTTGGAATTGATATATTTATATTAAACTATTAGGATAACATGATCAAATTAAAAAATTTATTGAGCGAAGACGACTTTAAATCTCCAAATACACCAGAACACCGTATTTTGCGAATTTTGCAAAAAGAATTAGATGCTGACTACCAATCTAACTTCACAATGGACAATCAAACATTGATGGTAACATATAGTGGAAGAAAAGTAGAGATTGATGTTGCTAGATTCGGTAATCATGAATATCAATATATTTTTACTGATGGTAGTACTGGTAAAGAATATGAAGTTGGCGATGCTGTTGGGGTTGAAGGCGACGATACTGATGTAAATGAAATCTTAAGAGAAATATTTTCTGGTCAAATACGTTAATACCGATTATATCAAAAAATAAATAAAAAACTTAACTAATTACTTTGAATTAACCCATTTATTATTTATATTATAATTAACCATAATGAATTACGAAAAAATATATCAACAACTAATAGACCGCGCGCTACCGCGTACATTACCTGGTTATAAAGAACGCCATCATATTGTTCCAAAATGTATTGGAGGCGACAACTCAATATCAAACTTAGTTTATTTAACGGCACGAGAACATTTCATTGCTCATAAATTATTATGCAAAATCCACCCAACAATTAAAGGAATTCAATTTGCATTTTGGGCGATGGTTGTATATAAATCTAAAAAAAATCAACGAGAATACAAAATCAGTTCACGTGAATATCAATTGATTCGCGAAGACATTTCTATAATAATGCGCGAACTTAAAACTGGCGGGAAAACTCCACATTCAGCTGAAACAAAATTAAAAATAAAAACAGCACTCACCGGTAAAAAAAAGTCTAAAGAACATACAACAAAAATATGGGAAGCTAGAAACAGAAATGGAAATAATATTCCATGGAACAAAGGTCTTAAAGGAGTACAAACTGTTTCAGATGAAACCCGCGAGAAAATGCGATTAGCACATTTAGGCAAAAAATATAAAACAAAATAAATTAATAATTCTTGGATTTAATTAATAAATTAATTATAATATAGTAAGTAATAAACAAATAAATAAATTAACAAAAAAAAAAAGTAAAATTATGGCGTTAGATTTAGCAGCAATCAAAAACAAGCTGAATCAGTTAAACAAAGCTGATGACAAAAAACAAAATTTGTGGAAACCTGAATCAGGTAAAACAAGAGTAAGAATCGTACCGTATGTACACAGAAAAGACAATCCGTTCCTAGAATTGTATTTTCATTACGACATTGCAAAAAGATCAATGTTATCTCCAGTATCATTTGGCAATTCAGATCCAATCGTAGAGTTTGCAGAAAAACTTAAAAAGACCGGTGACAAAGATGAGTGGTTAATGGGTCGCAAGATCGAACCTAAAATGAGAACATATGTTCCTGTTATTGTCCGAGGAAAAGAGTCTGAAGGAGTTAAGTTCTGGGGATTCGGTAAGCAAATCTACACAGAATTGTTATCAATTGTATCTGATCCAGATTATGGTGATATTACCGACTTAATGAATGGTCGTGACATCGATGTAGAATTTACACCAGCAGAAGGTGCTAATTTCCCAAAAACAAATATTCGAGTTAAACCGAATACACAACCAGCAACAGAAGACAAATCC